GGTGAAAGACTGGGACTTAGTGAGGGGCTAAGGCTTGCACTTGGTGACACAGAAGGAGATATCGACTGGCTTATAGAAGGTGAAAATGACGCACCTTCGGAAGGAGATGGACTGATAGAGGGGCTTAATGAAGGTGATAGGCTGGGGGAAAGGGAAGGGGATACGCTTGGTGACAAACTAGCGCTAGGAGACACTGAGGGTGAGAGAGATGGGGATGTGGAGGAAGACAGACTTGGTGAGATGGAAGGGGATTTAGATGGGGAAATACTGGGTGATTTGGAAGGAGAGAATGAACCCACTTGAATATAATCTACCAAAGCCCACATAGAAGAAATCCAAAAATCAGGTGTTGCATCAGTACAAATACCTCCGATTTGCATAGTATCAAGGTCAGAAGTTTCCCAAGCAGCACTATCTTGTGGATTTGTATAAGAAGTTAGTTTATAATTTCTTGGAGCAGCATCTCCATTCGTTCTCCAAGTAGTATCATTGTGGGTAAATGCTGTTCCGTTTTGTTTTGTTCCGCTTGATTGCCCTTCCAAATAAGGAGTAAACCCTGCTGCGGCTGCTGTTTCAGCCCGATGTCTATAACCTACCTGAACTACATTTATAGTAGAACCGGATGCAATTCCTGCATTACTACTTGATTCAAGGGTAAACAAAACGTCATCATTAGCATCATCTAATTCAATATAAGTTCCATCATCAGGGGTTACATCATCAAGCTCATCCCAATCACCAGCATTTTGTTCCTGCACATCTCCGTTACCGTCAACCTGCATGTGAACAATTGAACCTGCACCTGGCCAAGAGTTTTGGGTTGCTCCAGTATCATCGTTGACAGCTACATCATCAAAATATATATCTGCTGTTCCGCTTGTTATAACACCAACTCTTACACCATCGGGGTCATATCTTCCTGTATATAATCCTCCCGAACCTGTGGCAAATTGTGTACCATCTATTTTTGCAGTATATGTACCACCATCAAAATCAGCCTTACAATACAACTCTATGTAATGCCATTCATTTGCAGTGATGGCACTACTATCACTACCTTTTTGTTCAAAAGAAGCAGTTCCTGTATACGCCCACAATTCTAATGTTCTATCAGAATTTAATCTTATTTGAACAGCATCACCTGAACCATCAACAATGGACATAATCGCATCAGAAGACATCCCCGAAGCATCAACTATATAAATATAAGCTCTTAGAAAAAACGCAAACGGTCCACCCGAACTAGGATGAACAGCGTGAGTAATATAGGCAGTTGTTGCACTTGTATTACATCTTAAACTTGCTGCACCACTTCTTTTAGTAGTAGTGTCAATAGTTGGAGAATTAGTAGTAGTATTCCACTCTACACCAGATGTTACCGATTGTAATTCAAATCCAGATGACCATAGTCTACTCATTTTGTTTCCTCCTATATCCGTGAATCTTCTTTAGTTTTATATAAACAATTTCCTGTTGTTCTCTACGGTTTGTCTCTGTTTTAGGAGTATAAGTTCCACCTCTCTTCGGCATATCAAGTAATAATTTTGCTTGTTCCTTTTTGACAATTAGATATGGATAAAGTGCTTTAATAATTGTCTTCGCATTTTTATTCGAAGTCCAATAAGAATAAACAGGTTTTCTACCAAAACGAATTGACTTACTTCGACGAATAGAACCAAAACCAATTGTCTTGTTAATATATTCCAAAACGGGCAAATCAGAATTAGCAATTGATAAATAGGGGTCATAACAAAACCATTTAATCCGTTTACGCTTACTTACTCCAATAGTTCCTTCTCCGTCAACAAATCCAGCTAAATAACTTAAAAATAATTTTGACCATAGTCTTGCCATACGCCGACATTAAACTACTTTTTTAGTTGAGTCCAATTTACTTCTCTTGTAAGCCTAATCTTTTTCTTTTAGCCAGTTAGCATCCTCTGGTAGAAGTCTTTCTTTGTTGTCATACCCTTTCCTCCACTTATTAGCATTTTTTAATATCAGGTGTTGTAGTGTTGTTAAAGGATTTCTTGCCCTATTCATTGTATAAGCTAATGCTGGCATATCCTTGCTCAGGCACTTCCCGCTCCATCCCCTGTTATTTTTGTATACATTGGAATGTGTACGGCTAAAACGTGGATCAAGTACAAGACCTTCCCTCACCCGACTAAAATTTCCTCCAAGTGTAGAACATATTTCTTGTATATCATTCCAATAATCTACCCTCCGCATTATCCAGTAATTCTCAGAAAATTTAATTATCTCAGCGTCAATTGCACTGCATATTAAGATTGGTGCGTTGGCATTAAGCACCAGTCTCCAGAAATCTGCTATCTTTTCTGCAACCGAATCCTCACCTCCTATTATTTGAAAGGCGTCTCTTCTCGGTTCCAAAAGCGGATGTCCCAATGTCTCTCCAACATACTCTGGACTCATGGCAATCTCTACGCCGTATTTTCGGGATAATCTATCTGTAGTTCCTATTTCTACCGTGGATTTAATCAAAAAGTAGTCAACATTTTTTTTGAATTTTTCTACAACGTTTTCGACAATTGACACATCACATTGACCACTCTTGGGGTTCATAGGCGTCGGGACACTTATGATCGCCAAGTCATAATGTGAATAATCCTTTTTTTGATAGCCATTTTTTGTATATATATCTGCGGTTTTAAAATATTTACCACAATATTGACCTACCCACCCATATCCTATTAACAATACTTTAGGCTCTTTATTAACTACGTCTCCATTCGGTTCTGGTACTCCAAGTTTTTTCATTTTTTCTCCATTTCTTTTAAATTTTTCAAATCTTCGTCTGTCCACCCTTTGACTGGCCAAAACTTTTCCACCAACCAACTAAGAGGTTTGGTTTGTTTCTCCCACTTCATGTTAAAAAATATATCTTTGGCTCTGTGTTTAGCCCCTTGTACCTGCCTTCCTGATATATCGTAAGGAAAGCCGAATACATTCTTTGTTCTGAAACAATGTGCATACCACGTGTCTTTGTTTGTTAAAACTTTTCCTCCCGAAAGCCACATCTTGCAGGCAACTTCAATCCCTTGACTTCCCCAACTCCCAAACTCTTCGTCACAAAGGTTTAGTTCTTTGTACTTTTCTTTTGAGACCATGAAGCAACTTCCTTGCAAACTCATTGTTTCCACCAGATTGTTTTTGCTTTTTTTGTGTTTCTCTCTTAACGCACCGAAGTATTCAAACTTTGGTTCTGGTGTGAAACAATAGGCCGAACTTTCGGGGTTTGTTTTAGCTATCCAAAGCATCTTCTTTTTCATCTCTACCTCTTCGGAGTGTCTTTCATTGGGCGGACATTTGTTTATTTTGTCTTGGTAAACTCTCTTGCCGCATTTAGGACACTTCCAGTCATATACCCAAAGGTTTCTCATAACAGGAACCATTGCCACATTGTCTCCCGACTTTTTAAATCCTTCCAGCATCTTGACATCAAAACCCTCGTCAAAGGCACAATGAGCGTCAACCTTCATAATATATTTACCCTGTGCAAGTTCTACACACCTGTTGGTTATAGCTCTTTGACCTATTGAAGTAGGGTAGTAGATTATATTTACGTCAGGGTGTTGTTCTAAGGGGGGATCTGCCCATTTACCGTCTAAACCAACTACAATTTCAGTATTACCCTTCTTGTTTTTTATAAGGTCTAAAACGGTTTCACGCAAAAATTCTTCGTTACGGGCAGGAATGCATACTGTGAGGTCTTTCATAGGTTAAACATTTTCTTCAAATCCCATCCTGGTATATCAAACACGTTAGTTTCTTTCCAATCTTCCGGTAGATGGTTGAAATCGTGTAGGAATGTTTTGGGGTGGCTGAATGTCCCCTTGTGGCGTATATCTATATTTGGAAGTTCAGATCTCCATACTTCAAAATCTTCGTCAGTTATTCCACCTCTTCTTATCTTTTTAGTTCCTGGTTCATATCCAAACTTTCTGGCCCAACGTGGTTCTCTGGCCCTTCTTTCACTTAGCTCATTCTTTTTACAATGTTCCTTTCTTATTTTGTAATGCTTAATGGCCGTCTCTCTGTTGCAGGTCATACCAGACAGTGAGTGTAGTGCATCGTAATGGATAGCCACATCCGTTTCCCATCGCCACCTCCAGTTATTTATGTTGTAGTAATAAATGTCATCTCTGGTAATGTTGAAATCAAAATGGGAAGGGTGATACAACACGTCACTCTCCGTAAAAAAAACCTGATCTGCACTGGAGTTTTCTAGGGCTATTAGTATTTGGTCAACCATTGTGGGATAACTTTTAACCCCGTCTTTCATAACAATCCTTTTGTCACCGAAGTCCATAGGTTTTAATGACACACAAACAATCTCCCCGTCAAAAGATTCACGAAGCTGTTTTCTGCAAGCCTCATCTATCTTAATAGGATGAGAATTACAGGTATAATAAATACAACCTTTTTTCATATAACTATTTCAGGATTCAACCAAAACCAACTCCAGTACATATCTCCCCTGTCTTTCTCGTGTTTCATTGTTTCATTAGTCATAGTATTTCCTATCAAGAACCATTGCTGTATATCGTAAAGTTTAACCCAAGCATCAACTACAACCTTTACATGACACCATACATTTCTTGCATGAATTGGTGTCAAGAAATAGTCATGTCCGGCGATTATTCCTCCGGTCTTAACCTTCTTAGACCATTGGTAAATATCTTGGGCCACGTGTCCAAAGGTATGGTCTCCGTCTATATATACAAAATCCAAACTTTTATCTTTAAAATCGTCTAGAGCTTCTTGTGAGGTTTTCCTTATTAACTTACATTTCCCTTTGTCAATATATTCTTTTAAATAACGTTGGGTGTGTCCGTACAAGAAATCCTGCCTTTCCTGGCGTTGTTGGGTTCTTCCCTGCCCCTTAAATGCTCTCCACGGGTCTATGCCGTAAACAGTAAGTCCTGCATCCAAAAGTGCTTTTGTATATGCTCCTTTGTAAACTCCTATTTCTGCTCCAGTTGTGTACCCAAGCTGTTTGATGATACTTCCTAGTTCCTCCCTACTGGCTTTGTAAATTTTTTTCGGTTTAGAGTCTGGCATATACTTCTTTCACCCCCTCCAAATAATGAGAACGTATTTTCCCTCCGTTACCCCAATATGGTAAATCAAAAATTGGTATTCTTTCACTGTTGGTATAATATCTCATTGAGCGATGAGTTTTAATCTGGAAAACGGGGTTCTTAGTTCTGTAATACACTATCTCGCTTTTATCAAACACATCTTCCTTTCTCCACCTTTCTTTGGGAAAGTTAAACTCTTTAGTGTCCCACTCTGGTGCGCCTGCAAACAACTTCTCCAGGGTTTCTAGGTAAAACTTTCTTCCCACAACCTGAGAATGGGTTGCCCCCTCTCTTTTTCTGTACCAGAAGTGTCTATGATCTCCCATGACATACAGGTTGCTGTTTCTGTAGCATTTGTCCAATCTTTTGGGTGTCCACTTAAAATAATCAGGTGGGTAGCAACAATCGGCTTCTGCGGAATAGACAATATCTGCATTGGTATTTTTAAGTGCAATCTCCACCTGCCTGAAAAAATTGAAACCTGAAACTCCGATATCGTCTCCAACAACAATATTTTTGCCAAAATTTTTTATCGGTTTTTGCGATACACAAATAATCGGTAATCCGCCACAATTTTCCAATATAGTTTTCCTGATCCTTCTCTCAAAGGAGGGGTGTTCCATATTTGAAGAACAATATATTATCGCCTTATTACTTGACATCTTCGTTTCTAAAGTATTTTATCCAAAATTTACGATTCCAGTTTGTTTTTGTATGACAAATATGACAAAGTGCAATCAAGTTGTTTGGATTATTATTTTTTTTGTTATAGTCCATGTGATGGCAATCTAATTTGGCACCATTTTCTAGTTCTGTTTTTTCACAAATCTGACACTTCCTCCTGTCTCGGTTTCTAACTACCTCTTTTAGGTCTTCATTAAACTCTAATCCATATGGTTCAAACGATATTCCACCTTTCCACGAAGGACTTTTTTCCTTACCAAATCTTCCAGTCAAATTTTTACTAATTTTATCTCTTGTTTTCTTTGGTCTCTTTTTTCCTAGCCAATACATAGAAGGATTTTTCAACTTTATATTTCTCTGTTTTTCTCTCGTTTTTTCGGAAACAAATTTTCCTTTCTCAGTTTCACTTATCTTTCTTTTTGTCTCCACTGAATGCTTTCTGCCTAAACAGTTTTTATTTCCCCTTAGTGCTTTAGATAAGTTTTTTCTATGTTCTTTAGATATAATCCGCCCTTTTAATGCGAGGCTTATTTTCTTTTTGGTTTCTTCTCTCATTTTAGTCATATATTAACTTTTTCACTTGTTCTTCATCGTTCTCGTCACATAGATATGTTTTAATCCTGTCTTCCTGAAAAATCCATTTCTTAAGGATGTCAGCACCGTATATCTTCGCATTTGGGAAAAAGTCTCTCCACATCCTTAAACTTGCCCCTGTCTCGACACCAAACTCCAGAACCTTTTTAACCTTGTTTCTTTTATCTTTCAGTAATTCATAGTAGTAGGGAGTATAGGCATGCTTGATCTGCGGGCATTTGTCCGTCTTGTACTTATAAGCAATCTCACAAAGTGGTGTTGTCATATTTTCCATTTTGGTCGCACTTCTTTTTCGTAATAATCTCTCCACACTTTCAAAGCATAAGCCCAAGAATCTTCCCTAATCCATGGGTTTTCTTTCGTTCCTTCGTTGTGTGTCCTTGCAAAACTCCTGTGTTTGTGTGCATACCAAGTTCTTTTGTCTATCATCATCTTTCCTCCTGCTTGCCAGGTCTTGAATATCATTTCGTGTGAGTCCTGGTATGCAGGCCCATATCCTTCTGACTGAAGCTCTTTAATCACCTTGTCCCACCATGAACGGGACATCAGCCATACAGAACCTTGCATGGCCATCGTTTCATCTACTTCGAATTCAGGTTTGTCTCTTTCTTTGTCTCTTTCGGGCCATCTGGCACCGGAGAACTTCTTTCCTCCCTGTATTACCAGCTTTTCGTATATAACGGGAGGAATATCCATTCTTTCCCATTTAACAGGGTCAAGAAAATATCTGACTCCGGTTATTATCCAGTTATCTTTACAAGTATCTGTCAGTTCTTTGTCATAGCCCGGAGCAAACATGCAGTGGCTGTCAGTTCTCATTATAAATTCACCTCTTGAAGCTTTAACTCCCGCATTTATAGCACCTCTCATACCTCTATTTTTCCCAAGATGAAGGTATATCACTCTTGGATCGTCAACCAGCTTAAAATCAGGCCAGTAGCCGTCCAGTACATTTATAACCTCAAGTTGGTCTCCCAATTTCGAGTTCTCCAGTAGGGAACGAGTAGTGGGAACCGAAAGAGGTTCTTTAAAAGTTGGGATTATTACGGATAATTTCATAGTTTGGTGGGAAAGGGGGGTCTTTCACCCCCTATGAACTTTACGGTGTTACCCGCAACCGGAAATCCCGGTATTGCTCATTTGGCTTCTTGCCACGCTTCCCTTATATAACGTACCAATCAACAGCTTCCAAATCTTGTTTATGTATCGTCCAGGGATGGAAGGTTGAATCGGTTTCACCTTTTTTGTGTATCTGAAGAAAATCATCCTGCAGGGAAAAGTAAGCTCTTTTGTCTCCCCAAGCCTTTCGTGACACTTTTCTGCCTAATAATGCGTTTTGGAGTGCTGCAAAGAAGTCTAACTGTATGTTTTCACTCATATTGGGCGTAGTGTTACACACTTCTTTTGTTGGGTCAAGAGTATAATTTTTCTTTCCAATTATCAGGCCAGCTGGGTATAGGCCAGAACTTGTCAATCAACCACTCAAACGTATGCGTTATGCCTTCCTCCTCATTCATTATCCAATGGTTTGTAGCCCAAGTTCTTCCTTTAACAGCATCCGGCCATTTTTTGTATGTTTTGGTACGAAATCCGTTTTCTTGATAATATCTTTTGCCTTTGTGCATATGAGCATACCAAGTCCTCGTGGTTCTTTTTACTTGTCCCCCCTTAAGCCAGTAGTTAAGTCCTATTTCAATCTGTTCACTTCCAAACTCCGAATAGTTCTTTGCATCCAGGTATCCAACCGTTTTCAGGAAGTAATCTTTGTTTGCCACCCAGCAACTCCCCTGAAAAATCATGGTATCGTTGACCGTGTTATCGGCAAACTTTTTATTTCCGTCCATAATAGGCATTGACCTTCCCCGTTCCGTGTCAAGTGGAAAATAAAGGTAACAAAAATCTCTCACCTTTCTATCCAGTTTTCTTTCCCAAGTATTTCTGTCCAGTGAATAGCGTCTTGCAGTAAGTACATAGTCCCTTCTTAAATCTTGTTGCATTATCTCGTCAAAACTTTCAGGGAATGCACAGTGGGCGTCGCATTTCATTAAAGTTTGCCCGTCTGATATTCCAATGCACTTATTTATTCCCGTTCTCATACCGACAGGTTCTTCGTCTATTATGTATTTAATCCTTTCGTTTTGAACCAGAGACTCCAAAGGTTTTCCGTCTATATGTACCAGAAGTTCATAATGTCCCGTAAAATTGGCCAATATGCATTCAATAGTCTTATTAAGGTAAGGTTCGTTTCTACTGGGTATGATAATTGATAGCATTTAACTCCAGGCCGACACTCCCGTTAGGTTATCTCCTGTCCAAGTGAAGGTTTTTTCGTAAGTAGTTGCACCTACCGTCTTTTCTATTTTAGTGAGTTGATCACTGGGGTTATATGTTAATACGATTGAACTATTTCCCTGTATCGCAGTCGTTCTTTCCAAATCGCCGGAAACAGGGTTAAGAGTTAGGGGAATCCTTGTTAATACTTCATACACAGGGTCAAGAGAAAGGTTCTCCATGTGGACAACCGTCTTTTTCGTGTCTTTCGCTGCTGGGTTAGTTATTGTCATTGCCAGATTTCGTACTTTTCCATAAGTTTGTAAACTTCTTTATTCATGTCTTGGGACGAGCTTAAGGTAGATAGTTTAAGGAAAATCTTTTTCTTTTCCTCTATGTCTTTAATAAAAGAAAGGTTTTTCCAAGCTTTAACCACTCCACCGATCCTGTCTAAAACTTTTGCAGGATCCGCTTCCTCATCAAGTCCCATTTCGACTTTAAGTTCATTAAGAGTTTTTTTAAATGCCCCGACAGTTGGAGAGAGGCCTTTAGCTTTAATAAGTTCTTCCACGTAAGTTTTGACCTCCGAGAGATTTGCTTTGTCTTCTTCTGGTAAGCTGTAAAGATTTTCATTTATATTTAGAGCATCCAGTACAACGCTTCTTCCACCCGTCTCCCTAAACTCAATCGGTTCAAGGTCAGACTCACCGCTTGCAACCTGAGTGTTGTCTTTTGGTTGTTCTGGTAAATCCCTCGCCATTGTTCCTGGTTCCGGTTCTACTGGTGCTTGTCTAAATGTTACGTTATCACTCATGTTGAGTCAATTTATTATACACCGATATCCATCTACTTATATGATTTTTAAGAGAAAAGCCACCCCTTGATGTTCCCGCCACTACTGAATATGCACGGTCAGAAATATCTTTTCTTAATGGTTCGCATATTATGTAGTTTTTGATACATCTGTACCATTGTTCTTCATTTTCCGCTATCATCCCCACATTTCCATCAAAAGGAACATGGAATAAGGATTTTTCATAAACAGTAGGGGAGAAAACACCGGGTATTTTAGCAATAGAATACTCCTGCCATTTAATATTTGATTTACAGCGGTTAAACTCAGTATCACGAAGAGGGGCAATCCCTATATCCAACCGCATCGAATGTAGTTTTGATGGCCAAACCTCGTGGGGTACACCGTTTTGTACTTCTTTTGGCACTCCTTCAAATAAAGTGCCAAGTCTGGGGTCTCCGATTAGAATTAGTCTCAATTTGGGAAATTCTTTAGAAAGTCTCTTAATCACACCCGACACCATTCTCACATCCTCTAGGTGAGTTATTGAACCGGCATATCCCACCCTGATAGTTCCATCATCGTTTTTAAGTTTCGGTAAATCCCATTGTTCTAAATCCATAAAATTGGGAAGCACTTCTACGTTTTTGTTATACTTTGATAGCTTTTTAGCCAGATAACTAGTAGTTGTGGTTATTGCATCAGCTACTTCCATTGTCCTTGTTATTACAAACTTTGCATCATGCTTGTCGTGTTCTTCTTTAAAAGGACTGTCCTCGTTTAAGTCAACAAAGTCATCTGCCTCAACTACAATTTTTAATCCTTCTTCCTGTTGAAGTTGGTAAAGAAGTGCTATTCCTTTTTTGTCGGTACAGCTTTGAAGAACAACAATATCCGCCCACCTCGCTTCGTCTATGTTTATACCTTCTTCGGAGACATAAGCCTCTATTCCGTTTCTTCTTAAGTATTTAAACGGATCTATAAGTCTCCAGTTTTTACTTCCGGAGCTATTTCCGTACGCAACGATCTTCATTTTTTCTCCAATAATTCACTGGCAAATTTGAAATCTGCATCAGTGGGCATATTGAATAAATTGGGAAAACATTTTTCTATATAGTTCTTGCTTTCTCCCGTTATGTGTCCATGAAGTTTTAAAACGTTTGCACTGCTTCTACTAAAAGGTTCGTCTATGCTGTGACTAAACCTGTAGAACTTTTTAGTGGTTGGGCCTTCATACTTTCTATCAACCGCACCCCACCATCCTTTTTCATCCAATGCTTTTATTACATCCTCGTTCCACAACCAATGGGGAGCCTTAAATCCTTTAACATAAGGAAGTCCGTCTTTACTAAACGCTTCCTCTATAGCAGGAAAGACATGCTTCATCATTGTTTCGTAATCACACTTCTCAAACTCTCTTGGCATATGGACTAACCCATGGGGGACTATCTCCATCCAATCCAAGTTTCTCTTGATAGCCTTTAACGTTCCTTCCCTGATTATCTTTGCCTCCACCTTTTGTTCGTATGCAATATCATATGGAATTGTAAACAATGTAACCTTTAACTTAGGGTATGACTCCTTCAATCGAAGGAGAAGGTCTAATCGATTGTTTAACACCGAAAAATCATCCAGATCTAAAACTACTGTTTTTTTCATTTTTTTCCTACTGCATAAATAATCATCAGATGTTCCATGTCAGGTAAATCTACGAACTTAACACTTTTAAAACCTGCGTTCAGATACAGGTTTTCCACATCTTCAACTGTAAAATACCATACGTGTTCGGAAGATTCGACACCATCCTCTCTTGGAGTAGTTAAAACAAACTTGCCACCCTTCTTGAGTGCTTTGTATGCGTCATTAAGTAGATCAGATGGAGTGTCAATGTGTTCCAAAACCTCACCGGAAAATACTACATCGAAATAATTATCCGGTACGTCAATACTTCCGACATATCCATGTAACCATTTTCCTTCAGGAACTTCTTTTTTATTCGCTTCTATAATATCATCCGAAATATCCACACCCCAGATCTCACAATTTTTTTTGTTTTCCAGTACAAGCCTTCCAGGTATTCCGACCCCACACCCAATATCCAACACCTTGTCCCCGTCTTTAACATACTTTAAAAACTCCGGAAACCTTTGTGTCTTTGACCAATAATCTTGTTTCTTCGCCGGTGTGCCATATATATAGTTCCAATAAGTGCGTGTATTCGTCTGTGGATTATTTGTTCGAAGAATTGGAGTGTCCTCCTTTCTTAAAAGTAATTAATCTATTATCTCCATAACCATCTACCTTAAACCCTTTTCGATGAACAAGAGCATGGTGATTTGGACACATAAGAATTATTTTTTTATTACTTCCGACAATTAATCTATGAATGTCTAATACTTCTTTATAATGGCAAACATAACAACCTCGTTGCGCCATTTCATCATATTGTTTAACGGTTAATCCATGCTTCTTAATTTGATTCCTAGATGTTCCGTGCAATCTGATAAATTTGGATTGACTACTATTTGCTCTGAATAAATAATCCCCTTTGTTTTCTTGATAATATTTTCTCTGATTATCTCTATTAACTTTCTTTTTACAAATCTTACACCATTTTGGGTGAGCAGTAAGTGGTGCGACTATATTCTTTTTACAAATTAAACATTTGAATGTTCCATTTTTAACTTTCCTAAGTGCGACACTTTGTTTTTTCCTGTTTAACGGGTTTCTCCATCTTTCTATCATTGACGTAGACATTTTTTTTCTAGTTTCTATTGGAAGTTTCCTTCCCTTCATGTGTATTCCTCTTGGCATATTTTTTATGTTCCTCTGTACCATATCTTATCATCTTTTCCTCTTTTCGTCTATCGAAATAATTTTTGTAATCTTTCTTCTGTTGCTCTGTACCTAAAATTCCATGTGATATGAAATAGTTCTCAAGATATGCCAGTGTAAATCCACTAAAGACTAGGTGTTGGGAAAACTCCATGTCTTGTACTCCGTGCAGGAAACTTCCATCATCCCACCTAAACTTTTCGTAAACTCTTGCATCGACAAAAACACAAATTCCTCCCAAATGTTTTGTTATACCCAATAACTCATTCTTAACTGTTCCATATGCAAGTCTTGGTGCACCACCCGGATTATCAATAAGACCTTGGACATAACAAGAAAGTGCAAGGTTATGATTTACTTTCCATAATTCAACCATAGTTTTTAACCAGTTTTTGGTCAAACCAATGGCGTCATTGTCCCATTTTAGTATAATATCGTGCCTACCACCTTCCTTAATCAATTCTAAGGCTTGGTTCGAGCCTTTGCTGATACCCTTATTATCTTTATTAAGTACCAAATGGTCTTTTTTGAAGTTTTTCTGTAAAAATTCAACTGTTCCGTCACTACTTCCATTATCAACGACAAAATGTTCAAAAGGATAGCCCGCAGTTTCTTGTAAACTCTTGAATGATTTCTTTGTATACTCTAATCGGTCATAGGTTAGGGTATAAATTGCAACCTTCGGCTCTAATCTTGGTTTATTTCCCAAGTACCCCAATTCTACTTCCAAATCAAAAGCATCCCATTCCGGTGTAAATGAAGGAGAGTTTCCCAAAGGAAGCGACGTCCCTCCTTTTTCGTTTCTATCTTTCACTGTCAAGGACTTCATATTCTCGTGGAGATGATAGTCGGTTATAACCTGAGGTATTCTTTTGAAGTGTTTGCCGTATTTTAATAATCTGACCCACAAATTCCAATCCACATACTTTTTATATCTTTCGTCCCATCCTCCCACATCGAAAAGTGCTTGTCTTTTAATTAAAACGTCGGATGTGTCTATGAAGTTTCTTTGCATCAGCATTGCCGGGTCGAAGTCTCTACTAAATCCTAATTGTGGTTGTATATTTCCTGTGTCATCCGTAAGCCACCTGTCTCCGTAGTAAACGTCATATCTGTCATCTTCTTTAAATCCTTTAAGTAGTACCGCCAGATGGTCGGGTCTAAATTCATTGTCATCATCCAGGAATGCCACATATTCACCAGTTGACTGCATAATGCCTTCATTTTTGGGTCGTGTGTCGTTTCCAAAGTTTTCTTTCCTCTTTATGTACTTAATTCTCTCGTCTTTGAATGACTTAACTACGTTTTCCGTATTGTCTTTGGAAGCATCATCAACAACAATCAACTCCCAATTAGGATAGGTTTGTCCGACAATACTTTTAATTGCACGCTTTAGTCTATCCGCCCTGTTGTAGGTGGACATGACAATACTTACTCTGCCCATGTGTGTTGATTTCTCTTTATCCATTCCGGTTTGTTTCTTGCCCATTCTTGTTTTCTCCCTTCCTCCCATTTCTTTGCCTTACTGTCGGTTTTCATTGCATAATCTCTTTCTGCAATAAACTTGTCGGCTAAGTCTTTGTCGTCACGACTGTCCGGTGTCCAATAGTTTTGTTCATACTTTTTCCAAGATGGGGTAAATGCAACCGTAGGGGCTCCTCTTTTATTTTTAAGTTTAACAGCTGGGCGTTCATCGTCGTCTTCTACTAATTTATAGTGTCCTGGTGATAGCTGTATCCATTTCACAAAAGGTATTATAGCACATGAGGTTTAAAAGTTTTTTTTAAGTAATTTGGTAGTGTAATCACGATACCTTGCCTTATCATTTCCCGTCAAGTTTTTTAGTTCAATTGCATCTACTGTTGCGTGACATCTTCTACATAAAGTTTCTAAGTTATCTAAATCATCTGTTCCCCCAAGTTCACGCAACTTAATATGATTTACATGAAGATGTTTGTCAGATGTACCGCATCTTGTGCATTTGTTTTTATCACGCTCTAAAACTTTTTTTCTTATTTTTCTCCAACCGACAGTACTGTAGTAATGATGTGGCGTCCCCCTTTTATATATACCAGTTTGCCACTTAGTCTTACACGCCATAGAACAAAATCTCCCTTCACCTCTCCACATTTGATAAGGAGTACTGTGAAACGCTTTACCGCATTTATTACAATAACAATTAATCGGATTTCTTTCTTCCCTCAATTTTTGGTGCATACAATCCCTACAACAAAATCGTGGTTTTTTTTGATTTAAACGAACAGGTCTATGAAATTTTTTACCGCACACTTCACAGACATAAACACATTTTAATCTAAACTTATTATGGCAATCAATCGAACAGAAAAGGTTTTTCTTTCCCTTCGTCTTAGAGGGTTCTCTTTTAAAGGAGTTGCCACAATATGAGCAAGTATAAACATTTAATAACATCGTCCCCTTAGTATAACATATATCAAGAAACTAGTAAAGCCTCCCGAAGGAGGCTAAACTAGCTGTGATAATACTAAGTGGGTATCATCAGGCAGTCGAACTCACTGTATGATTGATGTTGACGAAAAATGCACTGTTAAGTACATTTGCCCCGAACAAAGTCTTCCAACCTGCGGTTGCAATCTTGTCGGTAGGATCTCCAACTCCGCCAGAACCAAACGGTTTAACGTAAGTCTTCAAACCTTGCAATTCGGAAACTCCGAAAGCGTCTTTACCAAACACGGATGTAACATAGATTGTGGATGATGCCACAACTGCAGACGTGGTTGCGTAAGAGCTACCTCGTGTTGCAGCGTTAGTAGACTGAAGGAATCTAACACCATAAATCTTTCCGACCTCACCGGTCATCAATTTATTTGCGTTAGCATCAGTGTACTTGTTTGCATCTATCCAACCACCTGTAGTCGTATCTCCTTGCAAATCCGTAATTGTTACTACACTTTATACAACTTGAATTCTTTTAACTTGTGGTAAGCGTTCTCTTGTTTTTTTAGTTCTTCCTCTGTATACCAGTTGTGTCTCAGTCCTTTATGTCCTATTTTGTTTACTTTCATTTTACAAATCTCACTCAGTTAAACTCTCTTTTCTTATTATTCATTGTATCACCTTGTACTGGTAATATATCACAAGTTCTTTATTTTTTCAAGTTGTTAATGTGCGATTAGGTCATTTCTGCCTAATTCTTGCGGTCACCCGCAAGACCCGACTATATCATCACCCATAAGGGTGTCCCGTACATAGTCTGTACACCTTCAATCTCTATTTCTAGAGAAAGCTCGGCTCGGTATTGTCTTAACTTTTTAAGAGTTCCACCGAATTCTCGGAATTTTCGATATACCTTTCGGTATAAAGCTACAAAAATTTTATAGATTGCGTGGGGATGTGCTACAGCTACCCAGTTACCATCGTCCTGCTCAGTTGCGTCATTGGCAGACAAAGTTCTAGCGGCTTTCCTAATCTCAGAAATGATTAAGTTAGCTCCTGCTGGAACCGCTGACCAATAAGCTACTGCGGAAGCGGACTGTTGTGTACCTGCTGTGTACAAGACGTTTCTCACGACTGTATCAATAGAAAGTCCTGCGTTATACGCCATTCTTTCTATAGCAGCTTTCATAACATCCCCGAAAGAGGCGTAAGCCATAATGTCAGAGATTGAAACTGCGTTGTCGTATTGGGCCGTTGAACCCGTTACGTTTACAGCTGAGAAAGTCAGTGCGGAAGTAGGAACACCCTCACCGGTTCCAGAAGTAATGGTTGGGAAGTTGACCCACTTTGTCCAATAAAGGACTTGGGATCCATATCCACCTTCACCTGAAGGAACCTTGCGGTTCAGTTGTCCCAATTGCTTGTGAACAAACTTTTTGTCTGCTTGCCTAAGGAACAACTCATCGTAATAGCGGCTTTTAATCGCTTGCGATGTGGTTGTTGTATTAGTTAATGCTGTGTCTAATGCCATGTGTAATCACCTCCTTCTAAGGGAGAATTACCACAGGTTATTAGCTTTCAGCCACTCCTCCTTTTCCTCAAGCGTCATCTTCTCAGGATCTAACTTTTCAGTTTCCCTGGTAAGAACTCTGTTGGCAATCCCACGGTCAGACTGTTGGGCTTTCACAGACTTAGCCTCAGTTTGTTCCTTAGCTATCTTGCCCGAAAGCTGTTTAGCCATCCTAATAGCTCTGCGACCGGCTTCAAGACGTGTTATGGAATATTTTCCAGTTGCGTCCTTTGACGATTCATAGAGTGAATACCCTAGTTCGTCTATATCCGAGTCATAACTATCAGAATCAGGATTGAACTGTGGCAATGTACTCTTCAACAGCTCTACTTCTAGAGCATCAGTCTTGTTTAAGTGTAATGCTGGTTTGGTTTCTGCCGGTCCTGAGACCTTAGGAAGTTCAGTCCTAGTTGACTTAGCATCCCTTTGAGCCTTCTTCCATTTAGCATATACCTCCTTAAAACGAGACTCAGGTACATACCGTTTGCCTGTTTCATCGGAAGCGGTTTCAACCATTTCTGGTTCGTTTTCGGATTCCTCAGATTCATCATGGGTAGATTCCTCTTTCGGTTCCGCCGACTTCTCTGCCGTTGCTTCTTTTTCTACAGTGTCTTCTTCTTGAGTTGCTGATTCCTCATTAGAGTTTTGCTCCTCTATTATCTCTCCTTCCTCGTCAGTAATCTGATGATTATTGAGAGCGTCAGCTAATTCGTCGAGTCGAGTTTTGTCATCTGACAATTTACTCACCCCCTTCCTAGCATGGTTTTTTAAATGTCCAAGAACATTCCCGCACCTTACTTGGTGTCAAGCAGGTTTTTTAACCTGAGAGACAAGAGGAGCCTGCCTTCTACCTCCTGTCTCTCAGATCAACAACCTTTCCTTTATATATCCTTAAATATCCGGGTATTTTAAATCCCCAAGAACAATCCTCGCAACTTGCTGTACCATCACCGTTATCGATGTACCTTGTATGCTTCATCCATTCGTCTTTTGAATGAGACCTACAAATAGGTATTTTTACCGGCTCAGTGTTGTACTTTGCTGAGTCGTTACTTCTTGGTAACTCCGGTAGTTTCTTTTTTCCTTTCATCTTCCAATGTTTTGATATCGCTATCTACCTGTCCTATTATCTTTCTAATACCAATCAGTTCACGTCTTAATCCTTCAAATTCAGAAATATCTTTGTCTCCTTCTAACAAGAGATCTGTTGCAAATTGCTGAACTGTATTTGTATAAAAACTTTTAATGTACTCCCATCCTTTGGTGCGGATTAAGACCTCAAAGGCCTCCCCCCGCTGGCATGCCTCCTGTAAGGCCTGCTTCTGTTCCTGGGATGGCTCCTGTTTGTCCAAATAAATCACCTCCTGGAGGCATTATACCATTTCCTGGCATCATTGGTGGTTGTATGTCCTCCAACACATCATTTAGTTCTATTCCAAGATTTAGTTTTTCAAATACTTTTTCCGTTAGTTCTGGATAATTTAACTTTTTACCGGAGGATGCTAGTCCTTGCACCCATGCAGGATCTTTAACCTTGTCAAGTGCAAGGAAGAAGTTCTCTTGAAGTGCAATTGGGTCTGTTAGTTGTTCTGATGATGGTGCGGCTATAAAATCATAGTCCCCAACCACTGAAGGTTGTATATCTTCAGGAAGAAGTGTAAGAAATGCAAAGTTTTGGTCATCACTAACAGTTAGTTTTGCAGGTGTCTCAAAGTCTCCGGGCATTATTTGTTCACCATCTAGTCCGGTTGTTGCAAGATCGGTCTTGTCCATCATGTATTTAACTTCATTTCGCCCTATTATTCTTACCTTTTGTTCTTCCGTTGTGTATTGAATCCTCAAATCCTTCCAATGATTGGCGATTCTTTCAATTACCATAGCATTAAACAGCTGAATCTTTAACTTAAACTGTGAGTTTGCCTCTTGTTGTACCAATCTAATTCCTGTTGCGGTCTTGTTGGCTACATTTGGCCCTTCGTTTATACCCGTTGTGTAGTCTGTAATACCTGAACCGTTTTGCATAGCAGCAGTTAAGTAGTTCATTGTTTGTACAAAGGTAGGCCCTGTGACGTCAGGAACCTGTACAGACTCGATAGCATCCATATTGTCAGTGGTTATAATGTTTCCCGGTGCAGAAAATAGAGTGTGAAGGTCAACTCCAGAGTTCTTTTTAACCTTCCACATTGACTTTAGGGTCAATTGGACGTTATCCAACCTCTGATTGAGCACGGCGTTTATTGCTCTTTGAATACGGTCAATGGGTTCGATTTCTCCCATACCATAGAGTTCTCCAGGGTATGGGTAATCTACTCCATAGATTATTGGTAATTCTCCATGGAAGTAGGGGTTTTCAACGTCCCGTATTACTATTCCGAATTCGGGAACAGAGAATAACCACCTATCATTGGTGTAGCGCACCAGCACTACAAATTCGGGGTTGGAAGTATCTTCCCCATGGAGTTCTTGTGTAGACAGCATTGTACGACGATGCTCTCTGTAGTTTATGTCTTCTGGCTTATAACCTCTCTTTTTATTATCTTCCTCACGTTTTGATTCTATAGCAGCTTT